CCCCCTGTCTCCTTTTAAGGATTATATTATATGTATTTTGGAGGAACACCCTTTGCAGCGTCTCCTTTTGGAGATCCAGGATTTAACCCTAACGCTTTCGTTAATGTTACTGGTTCTAGAATAAACGAATCTACTGGAACAGTATCAATAGTAGGTAAAGCTAATTTTGCAGTAACTGGTAGTCAATTAAACTTTTCAATAGGTAACACTTCTGTCATAGAAGGTGTTGGTGTTATAGTTACACCTGATGGATCACAAATTAATATTTCTACAGGTGATCCAACCATAGTTGGAAAAGCTATAACTGCAATTACAGGAAGCAGAGTAAATTTAAACACAGGCACTCCTACTATTGCTTTTGGTTATCCGGTATCTGGAAGTAGAATAAATGCAAATAGTGGTAGTCCAACAATAGTTGGAAAAGCAACTATTGAACCAGATGGCTCTCAAGCTAATATAAATACAGGGACTGTTACAATATCTGCAGATGCAAATTTCTCTGTAACTGGTAGTAGAGTAAATTTAACAATCGGTAATGCTGATGTAGAGGCTAACGCTGTTGTATCAGTTACTGGAAATAGAGCAAATTTATCTTCTGGAACAGTAACGATAACTGCAGACGCAACTGTGTTACCTACAGGAAGCAGAACAAATTTAGATACTTCATCTGTTTTAATTAGAAAATGGGATGGTATAGTGCCAGGAGTTTCAATGACTTGGGATAGTGCAACTTTTCCAGAAAAGAGAGCGTAGGAGAATAAATGTATTTTGGAGGATCATCATTTGCAGCAGCACCTTTTGGAGCAACAGCTGGACAAAGTATTAGAGCTGCAGTTACTGGTAACAGAGTTAATTTAAGCACAGGTTCTCCAACTATAATAGGTAAAGTAGTTGTTACTCTTTCAGGTAACAGAATAAATGCAACAATTGGTAATGTTACCACAAGAGTAGATCAACAAGTAGCTGTAACAGGCAACAGAATAAACCTTGCAACAGGTACGGTAGATGTGATATCATGGAACCCGATACCTCCAGGGGTATCACAAACATGGGTTGAAATTGACCCATTAAATCCGTAGGAGAAATATGGCGTCAAGTACATCAAGTGATTTAAAACTAGAAT